GGAGAGTTGATCGGCGGAGCAAAAGAAGCAATCGCCTATCTCAAAGCAAACCAACCTTGATTTCATGTCAATAAATAGGGGTGTTGATGCAATTTTATCTGGGAGAAGAAAGCCAAAGGTTTTAATTGATCGATCCTTTACCATGTTTGGTAGAGTGTATCGAATATACATTTCCTTCGTAAGGAAATAAACGAGAAATAGGAGGTTGACCGATGTTAACAGCAGTTGTGTCTATTATGGCAGCATTTGTAGTTATCGGGGGGTTCATGTTAGGTGTGCTCATCGGTTGGGTGTGGAAGTCATACGCTGATGCCGCATCATACGAACCAGAGTTACATCCAGAAATGTTTGACCAGTATGGCAGAGTAATACCAGATGAATTGATCGCTGTTCGATTTGAAACAGAAGATGATGATGAACTTGAAGATGAGGAGTAATGACTACTAAAACCGTGTCCGTAAAAAAGAAAACACCAGCAAAGTTACCACCTAATCCTTTGCAAAGTGAAATTCTTGCACATATTTCCAAGCAAAGAACCAGGGCTAAGAAGGTTGAGCAACTGAAAGAGTTGCGCAATCCTTGTCTTGTATCTCTTTTGATTTGGAACTTTGATCCATCGATTGAATCTGCAATTCCAAAGGGTGATGTTCCTTTCAAGGAGAATCCTGAAGTGCATCCCGTTGATGGTGTCAGCAGACTGAATCAACATACCCGTACACTGTACAATTTTGTGAAGGGTGGCAATATCGATTTGAATAGGACTCGTAGAGAGGCTCTGTACATCGAGTTGCTAGAAGCCGTTCACAAAGATGAGGCAAAAGTTTTGAACCTCGTCAAAGATAAAAACCTACAGAGTGAGTATAAAATTGACCAATCAATTGTCTCCGAAGCCTATCCCGATATCGTCTGGGGAAACCGAGTGTGAACCTACCGTGAGTTGGACCAAAGAAGAGCAATCAGAAGCGCTAAGGCGGTACGGATGTGAAATCATTGTGTCCGATGGAACTTGGGAACAAGTAAACACTAGAGATGCACCACGAGATGCAAAGATCGTCAAGTATTATCTTGGTGGTCGTATGCACTATGACTTAACTCGTTCAGGAAAAGAAACTAGACTCTTTGATTGTTACTGGGATAAGTTTGGAGCTGGTCTCGTTGGATGGGATTGGGGTAACGGTAATGGCAACCCAAAGAACTGGGGGTATGAATCACCCGCAGCCAAATCGAAAAAGAAAAAATAATTACAAAAAAGCCGGAAAAAAATTCCCGGCTATTTTTGTGTCTGTAGGGTCGATATTATGATAGAGGAACTATTTTCCACTCCACTGTATGTTTCGCAGTTGGATAACTTTGAAGAGATCAAAACTCAACTTGGCGATATATTGCCTGATATTGGATTTACCTCAGGAAACCATTATCTGACAGATCCGACATTTAGAGAAGATCTGTTATTTAAGCATAATCTATATAAACTCAGAAAAGAGATAGATCGGCATATTCGCGAATATTGCAAACACCTCAATTATGATGGTGGTGAGTATGAGATCAAATCTTGGTTGGCCATGTACCAAAAGGGTCAATATGCTCATGTCCATGAACATGGTCATTATGACATTGCTGGTGTTGTCTACTTTCAGACAAATGGAGATGATGGTGATATATTTTTCACCTCTGCAAATCCATTTTTGAAAGTTTCTAAAATTTTCCAAAATTTGCCATCTATGTCATGGACACATAAACCAATTCCTGGTAAAATACTACTATTTCCTGGATGGTTGTCTCATGGAGTTAGAACAAATGAGACAGACCACACTAGGATTAGTTTTTCCTTCAATGTATTGTTTAAGTAATGGACGTAAAGCAAAAAGAAGACGGATCGTTTCAAATCGAATGGGATCGTGAAGATCCTCAGTGGAGTTGGCTAAATGGGTTGACTTCGGAGCAGATCCAGTGTATTATGGAAGCAGCAATCAAAGACAGTGTAGAAAATGACGATTGAGAACGCACCAGAGCTGTCTAAGGACAACTACAAGAATTATTCGCTTGAGCAGTTGAAAGTTTGGGTGCAAGATGCTCTGTCATCTGAGGCATCTGCAACTGAGATTGCTGATCTTATTGTCGAGACTCTTGAGGAAGAGATGGCCTATCATCGCATGTTGGGTGATCACGCTGCAGATGTTTTGCGCCGTCTGAAAGGTGACAAGATTGCAGTTCTTCCTAATTCCAGTCATCCAGAAGTTACCCGAGCAGATTGGAATGACTTTTGGGATGGTTTCCGTAACGAGTGATGTTTATAGACGATCCCACTTCTCTCACATATCCTCCTGCACAGATTGAAGTCCCAGAGCAGATTATTCAATACTGTGACAAATTCACAGTGGATGCAAAGCGTACTGACTTGCGTTATATCGATTGTGTTTGGTATAACATGGGTTATTATGGACATTTACAAGGAGCCCCTAAGTTAAAACCGATTTTTCTATGAAATTCAGCAGAGAACAATGGAAACTCATCTTTGATTCCGTTCGCAAACAGCAAGTAAATCAAATTGTTGGTAGTAGATGGTATCAGGAGTATGATACTATCTTGAACGCAATGTATGATGAAGCACATCAAGAGAAGAAGGTAAGAACTTACGATCACCTTGCTTTTGGTGACTATGATGGAGCATCTGAAGAGGATAAATAACTTCGTAAGATAACCTTGCTATGAAAAGTTTCAAGCAGTTCATGGAAGGTCATAAGACCTGTCCTAAAGGACAATATTACTGTTACACTGATAAGAAGTGCAAGCCTATCCCTAAGGGATACCATGTGATGGGTAGTGGTAGACTCATGAAAGATGAGGATCACGAAGATGGCGAAAAGAAGAATGGTAATGGAAACGGTAATGGTAATGGCAATGGAAATGGCGGCAATGGTGGCGCTGTAAGTGAAGCAAAGAAGTGCTGGAAAGGTTATAAGAAAGCCGGAACCCAGAAACTTTTTGGTAAAACATATAATCGTTGCGTAAAAGCAAGTTATGAACAAGAAGGTGAAGTCGTCGAGGCGAACCAAAGTGGTGATTCTTCTTTGCGTGACTGGTTTGGCAAGAGTAGGTCTTCTGATGGCAAGCCTGGTTGGGTTCAACTTGGCGGTAAGTACGCAGGAAAACCCTGCGCAAAACAACCAGGACAAAAAACCAAACCAAAGTGCGGTTCATCAAAAATGGCAGCATCCATGAGTGACAAGGAAGAGGATGCCGCTGCAGCAAGAAAGAGAAGAGAAGATCCTAACCCAAATAGAAAAGGTAAGGCAATCAACGTATCTACCCACGGTAAAAAGAAATGAAGACATTTAGGCAATTCTGTGAAGCCGCATGTGGGACTCCTACAGATAAAGTTGTAAAGAGAAAGTTCCAAGGTGGCGATGGTGGCAAACCTGGTCCCGATAAGAACTATGTGAAACCCATGGGTGAAGCAGCAGGAGAGAAGGATGCCTGCTATAAAAAGGTAAAATCTCGTTACTCTGTATGGCCTAGCGCTTATGCGTCTGGTGCTTTGGTCAAATGTCGCAAGGTTGGCGCTGCTAACTGGGGTAACAAGTCAAAGAAAAAGTAAAATTGTATCACAAGTTACAAAAATACTTGACTATATAATGTAAAGGGTATATAATACCCTTGTACGTTCATCCCATGCTAACACTTCTGTTGGCAATGACCTTAGCCAATCATGATCCGTCACCTTATGGGTGGCATATGTCTTGTGAAAGGTTCTTAAATCAAAGAATTGAGATCATGTCAGATAAAAATTTAGATCTTCGGTCTAGATTGAATCTGATAGCGTATTTCGAGTCTAAAGTTGAAGGTCAATGCACCGAGGTGCTTGTATAGGACGCAAGTAAGTCGCGGAACGGAGCGTTCATCCCATGTTTGAGTCACTGCTATACATTTCTATTTCATGTCAGGAAGCCGATGCACTTATGCTTCGGATTTCCAAACATGACGATCTCAACGCTTTAGTTAAGATCGAATTAGTAGAAACTGTAAAAGAAGCAGTACCCGAATGTTTTTGGGACGAAAACGACTGAAGGAACGGGGATTAAACCACCCATTCTTTTAGGAGACAACACAATGAACACCCTTACTCTGATCAAAAAGCAGATCAACAAAGCATCTGCTCTGCATGACGCTCAAATTTCTCACACTGCATATCGTGGAGTAGTTTATGAGACCTGCGGTCATGAACCCAAGGAAACTCATGGATCATTCTGCTATCGTGGGAGAACCTATAGCAAATGATATCCTATGTCTATCATCATGATGACATGGATAAAGATAACAGACCTCCAAGTTGCTATCAACTAAAATATAGAGGATGCACTTATTGGTCTTGTTACAACATACATTTGACTGAATACTTTGAACGTTTACTATCGGTAGATCCGGTGTATAATAGGAGGGGGTAACACCCCTCCTTTTTTCATACTAAATAATTCAAAAACCCTAGTATGGAAGATAAAAAAGCAGCCAAGAAAATAATCAAGCGATACAAGAAGCACCCTGAATGGTATACCCAAGAGGATGTGATGTATGCTAAAATGATCAAGAAGAAAATCAAACAGAATGAAAAATCCATTAGGAAGTGTGAGTCTTGTCAGTGTGACGCCGGAAGCGGAACAGATGATGGCGTATGTCGCCAGGGTAAGCAATCCTAGTAATCAGGAAAACCCAAACTATGCTGGTCTTCTGCGTTATTGTATCAAGCATAATCATTGGTCTGTGTTTGAACAGGCTTTTATGACTGTCGAGATCCATACGACTCGTGCCATAGCCGCTCAAATTTTACGTCACCGTTCGTTCACATATCAAGAGTTTTCCCAACGTTATGCTGATTCCTCCTTACTCTCAGAGGAGATCCCCCTACCAGAACTCCGTAGGCAGGACACCAAGAATCGTCAAAACTCAATTGACGACCTGGATGAAGAACAGGTACATCGACTGCATAAAGAGATCCGCCAACATTTTGCGGATGCGCTAGATCTCTATAAGTACATGTTGGACATCGGTGTGGCAAAGGAATGTGCTAGAATGGTACTTCCACTCAGCACACCCACCAAAATCTACATGAGTGGATCCGTCCGTTCATGGATGCACTATATTGATCTTCGCTCTGCTCATGGCACACAGAAGGAACATATGGTCATTGCAGAAAACTGTAAAAAGGTATTCATTGAGCAGTTCCCCACTTGTGCAGAGGCACTAGAGTGGGTCTAAATAAAACACATCGAAACATATTATGGCAACTTACCCTGTAGTCAATCAAAAAACTGGAGAGCAGAAAGAAGTCGTGATGAGTGTTCATGACTGGGATCAATGGAAAGAGGACAATCCAGATTGGATGCGAGACTATTCAGATCCTTCTACATGTCCCTCAGCCCAAGATGTAGGTGAATGGCGTGATAAACTGATCGCTAAAAACCCTGGTTGGAATGACGTTTTAGGACGTGCAGCCCAAGCACCTGGATCCCGAGTAAAGAAAATCTAATCTCCCTTTATGCCAAGAAGAAAGTCATCCGTCAACAATAATGTTGGCGCAGGTCTTACCGCGAAACAACTGAAGAGAAAGAAACCGCTCAACGCGGATTTACTAACAGACATTAATCCCCTTACAGAGAATCAAATCAAACTTTTTGATTCTTATTTGGAAGGCAAAAATTTATTTGCTTACGGGGCTGCTGGAACTGGTAAAACATTCGTTGTTCTTTACAACGCATTGAAAGAAGTTCTGAGTGAAGATACGCCCTATCGCAAAATTTATATCGTCCGTTCTTTGGTATCTACCAGAGAGATCGGATTCCTACCTGGAGATCACGAAGATAAGTCTTCGCTGTATCAGATTCCTTATAAGAACATGGTCAAATACATGTTCGAGCTCCCCTCAGACTCAGACTTTGAGATGCTTTATGGTAATCTGAAGCAACAGGAAACTATTTCTTTCTGGTCTACATCCTTTATTCGTGGTACAACCATTGATGACGCTATTGTTATCGTTGATGAGTGTCAGAACTTGAATTTTCACGAACTTGATAGTATAATTACGAGAGTTGGTGAAAACGCTAAGATTATGTTCTGCGGAGACGCATCACAATCTGACCTCACCAAGTCCAATGAGAGAAATGGTATTCTAGATTTCGTTCGCATTATTCAGCAAATGGAATCTTTTGATCTGATCGAATTTGGAGTTGACGACATTGTACGTTCTGGTCTCGTTAAAGAGTATCTCGTACATAAACTAGCAATGGGCTTTTGATGTTTAACCATATCCAAATTGATCTTCCTTCATTAGAGCGAACAACTATCGAGGGAAAGCGTTTTTATAAAGTTGGTGGTGTAGAACAACTTCTGATCTCCATCACCACCGTTATTTCTTTCTTCAACGCTCACAAGTTCAAAGCTTGGCGAGAGCGAGTTGGAGAAGAAGCAGCAAATCGGAAGACTGCCAAGGCAACTAGTCGTGGCACCGATATGCACACTCTCACTGAGGCATTTCTTAATAATGAAAAGCAACCGACAGTGCAACCACTGTCACACTTGCTGTTCAATATTGCAAAGAAAGATCTAGAACGCATCAACAATGTATACTGTCTAGAGTCTGGTCTCTACAGCGAGTTTTTAGGTGTGGCAGGCACCGTTGATTGTATTGCTGAGTTTGATGGAGAACTTGCAATCATCGACTTCAAAACATCTGCTAAACCAAAGAAACGAGAGTGGATTGACCACTACTTCGTACAATGTGCGGCTTATGCCTGCATGTTCTATGAAATGACTAATATTTCCGTCAAAAAGTTTGTCATCATCATGGCATGTGAAGACGGAACCTGTGAAATTTATGAGGAATATGACAAGACAAAATACATTAGAATGCTTACTAGATACATCCGAAACTTTGCTGAAAATCATCTCGCCGCCAATCATGGACAATGAATTACAGGCGGAGATCGCCAAGAAATTTCTCACCCCAGAAAAGTTTGCTGTAGCGATCGAGAAGATTGTGAAGGATGATAACATCAACTACATTGATGCTATTGTTCTCTACTGTGAAGTCAACGGTGTCGAGATTGATACTATCCCTAAGTTGGTGTCGAAACCACTGAAGGAAAAACTCAAACGAGATGCTATGGAGTTGAACTTCATGAAGAAGACTACAAGAGCAAAGTTACCACTCTAAATATTTCAAAACCTGTTAGAGAAAATGTCTGAGTTTTTTGAGTCTGATATAGTAAGAGGAGAGTTGGAAGAGATTGAAAGACTTCAATCTGAAATCCATGGAGATCTGTTTGCCTTTCCAGCATTGCCACACGATGAGCAAAAAGAGCATCTCGTTAACCTTGTTGCACTCGTGGAAAAGCAAAGAGTTCTCTACACAAGAATTTGTCTTAGCGAAGATGAAGATGCTAAGGCAATGAAAGAGAAAATTGAACAATCTGCTTTAATGATGGGATTCTCTGATCAAGTTTCTGTCATGCAAATGTTTGATGGCATGATTCGATCAATCCAAAACATCCTTGA